TGGTTTCATTTGATTACCCACATATTATAGGACCAGATGGGTCTGGTGTCAAGTGGATCAATAAGGACCACCAAAGTCTGGGTCTTCCAAAACGTCAATCACGCTGGTAAAGGACGTAATTCCAGTTGAGTTTTCGTTGATTTTTCTTGTGTATGACCAAACTTGTAATTGATATTCATTTTTCTCACCTTTTACCAAATTGACAGCACTAACAAATGATGATATTCCAGCAGATTCTGTGTCATATTGACTCTTTAGCGATGTAATACTTGCCGAGATTGCAACATGACAATCATTTACAAGTGCAAATACAGTTCCAGCAAGACCACCAGTTCCTCTTGTATATCTGGTGCTATTTCCTATACCAGCATTTGATGTGGTTAGTGTTACATATCCCTCACCATCAAATGGATTGGCAGTGCTTGCATCAAGTGTACCTGCTTCAACCTTTGGATATCTGTATGCTTCAAGTGAATCAAAATTAATTGTTCCAAATGCCACAACTTGAGTAGTTCCGATTCCTGTAATACCGAATTCAGATCCAAATGTTGATCCGATTCCAGTGACTATATCACCATAGTTTGTGGTCAGATAACTTGTGTCTGAAGAATAGCATGTTGATCCTAATCCAACATTACCGCCAACAGATGCCAAATCAGTTTGCCTTGTTGTAATCTTGTTAAACTCTAAAATGATAAGATTATCAATTGACTCTGAAGGAATCAGATAATCACTTGCGATTCCTGCTGCTCTATTTTTGTAAATATTGAGATTAGTATTTTCTTGTTGTAACTCGTTCTTTTCGCTTGTTAACCCTACAACGATTGTCATTTGTCACCTCCACTAATTTCCCATTGAGGACTTCTACGATCATAGTCCCAACCACCAATTAAGAAGTTTTTATTTCCACCTGGATAATCATCGGGTGTTTCGCCTTCATAAACAACTTGAAGTTTCTCATCATGGTTCATTGGGTTCAACCATCTTGCAGCCCATACCTCATAAAAGCAGTGAATATTTGCACCAGTACCGGACCGAATAAGAATTCTCTTTCCCCATTCAATCTTATCAACAATAAGGTCTTGAGAATAACCAATTTGAGTCATAGTGACAGTAATGGTTTCTGGGTCAATCAATCCATCCCAATACTCTGGCAGTTCAATTACATTAGTATCCTTAAGTTGACCTCTAATATAAATTCCAGGTTCTGGTCCTTCAGCAACAATGTGACGAATTCTTTTTTTCTTATCTTTTACGTGAGGAATATCAAATGAAGCAAGAGTTTTATTTCCACTCGCAACACCCGTAACATTACCAATTAAATTTCCAGTAAAAGTTGGAAATGTACAGTTACCAGAACCAGTGATGTTTATCACCGACAAAATGTTTTGATCTAATTTAAGATTACCTGCTTGAATATTATAATGAATATATGGTGTGCAAGCTTCAGCAGGATAATTTGAATCTCCTGTTGATGATTTTAAGATATAATCAAATTTTGTTGAGAAAGGTCCAGTAACACCTAGATCAGCACATGTAGTTGTGTTTGTAACTTCTGGTGTAAATTTTCCTGCTGCCATTATCAGTCCTCCTTAACGTCATAATGATAACCAGAAATAGAGTACTGGTTATTGTCCCCTGGATAATCTGCTGGAGATTCTCCTTCATATTCTGGGATAAGTCTTTCACCATCAGCACGAGTTCCAAACACATGGAAGAAACAATCAATGGGCATTCCACCATTTGCTTGGAGGTGAATTACGTTTTCGCCAATTCTTTTTACGATGACATTTTGATGAGCACCAACAGGTGTCAGATTAACCGTAATCGTGGTTGGGTCAACAAGTTCTTTCCAGTATTCTGGGAGATAGATTTTAGTTTTGTTCTTGATTCTACCTCTGAAGTAAACATCATTAGATGGTCCCTCTGGGCAAGTATGGCGAAGTCTCCATCCTTCTTTTGTTGGGTGAGGAATATCAAAGTTCTTCTTTGCTGACAGAATATGTCCACCACAACGGGACATTACTTCTCCTTGTGCCTTAATATCTCCACCAACATGAACATTCTCACTCGTATCAACTACTCCAAGAAAAGCAGAAGAACCAGAAATAGCAAGTGAATATGGATTATTGACACCAAAACAAAGTGCACCAGGAACAATTGCTGGAAGACCATCATGTGCTGGTGGAGTAATCATCACCGTAGCATATGGTGTGGGAAACTCTTTGTCAGAACCAACCAACAAAGGGCCCTGAACATACCCAGATCCCTTAATCTTTGTTGCTGCAACACCTAAAGCAGTTGGTATTTTATTCTCTGGACCAACAAGAAGTTGTCCATCATATACATGAGTCTCGTCAAATTGAAATGCCATAATTCCTCCTTACTTAATTTGTCCTGGTTTTTTTCTATTATCTGATGATGAACTTGCGCCATAGCACATTGTAGAAAGTATCTGCATCCCCAACTTTCCATCTAAAACAAGAACTCCAGTTGACATCAACTTAAGAGAGTTCTTTCCATTCAGTGTGATATTTTTACCGTCAACCTTTACGTCTTCATTTGCACCAACAATAACAAATCCTTCTCCACTTGTTCCTGTGGCAGAAATCTCCACATCAAGTCCTTCTATTCTAACCTTTCCATTTCTTGCACGAATAATCACGTCACCATTTTCGGCATTCATGAATACAGCATCTTGCTCTTTCTTTAAGTCCTCACCTGCATTGATTTGGACAGCACCAGGAGCATTCATGGTTGTCCATCCTTTACGGACACCATCTTCAGTCAGATCAACAAAGTGTCTGCCATCAAGTCCTTGTAGATCAACACTTGATGTAACATCTCCCTTTGGACTCAACTTACCAAAAGATAAAGCACCATTCATGGCACTTATAGTTTGAGTCCACCAATTTCTTTTTTCTGCCATAACTTAAGTGGTTTGTCCTAGTATTTATTAGTACCCAGAGACAAAAGTGTCGGTAATATCAGTATCTGGTGTTGTTGTGACCTCTACTGGTGCTGCACCAATGCTTTGTGCTCTTGTTTCATAAACTCTGATTCCTGTATTTCTGTTGCCAGCATATTTAATTCCAGCATCAAAAAAGACATTTCCATAGTACTCTCTTCCATCCACATAACCTTGACGAGTAAAACCAACAAGGTCATATACCTGAACAACACCAACAGCAGGTGGTTCTTCTGGTATCTGTGGATCTCTGGTTACCTCAAATAATGGAACAAAAGATGCATTGACACCCGTTGTTGATCTCATTGATATATTTGGAAGTTCTGTATAACATCCTTTATTGACAATAGTTACAGATCTAATTCTGCCGAAGGTATCGCACTGATATGTAAGTTTTGCACCATTACTTGGTGTTACAACTAATTCATCTACACCACAATTATAATTGATTCCTGGGTTTGTGACAAGAATTTCTTTTATACAGATGCGAGCAGGATATTGTGGAACTGTTTGTCCTGGTGGTAAGTACCCTCTTCCACCATCTAACACAATTACATCTACAACTCTTCCATTTTTCATTCTTGGTTCTAAAACTGCACCACTTCCATTATCACAATCATCTATTGCTTGAACTCCAGGTGATGTAGTATACCCATATCCCCCATCAATAATATCAACAGCAAGAATAACACCATTAACATCAACAATTGGGTTTGCTTTTGCACCAATCCCACCGCCGCCATAGAAGTTAATTCTTGGTGGACCGCAAGGTTTGGGACCAGTATCGCAATTTGGTGTTCTCTCCAGACTTGCTGTTGTTAATTGATTGACCTGTTCAATGTTCAAATATCTAATGTTTGCATCTGCATCAACAAACACATACGTTGTCTTTGGATTTGCTTTCTCATATTCATTCGCATCTTCAATCGTAAGACCAGAGATGTAACCTTCCGTCTTACTGATGTATCCTACTGTGATGAGGTCTCTGGATGGTGGTACTATTTTCATTCTATTGTTCCTCCTCCTTCTATCCTACCCTCTCTTACTGCTTGTCTCTCTGAATCAGTAACAGGTTGATCTAATCCTTCTCCTATTGGATCTGATGCTGCTGCACCATTCGCTGCTTTTGCTTGTGCTGCTTTTGCAACTCCTACATTGCTAGGTTCATCAGTGCTTGGTTTACCACTTCCACCTTCTTGTAGGGTATGAGTTTCATTTGGTGAACACTTCGGAAGAATATCGCAAGAGAAGATTCCAGTGATAGCACTAATGAAACTTAATGCTGCACCAATATCAAACCCACCTCCACCAAGAGCACCAAGACCGCCTATGTTTGGAAGATTGGGAATATTTGGAATCCGACTACCACCAGAACTAGATGGTGCTGGAGTACCAGAAGAACCAGCTCCCGATGTTCCCTCATTCGTTCCCAATCCATCTAGTGAATTCTGAATGTCTTTTACTACAGGAAGAACCGCAGCATCAAATCCTTGAATGATATCGTTTAAGTTTTCTCCAAGAATTTCTCCGACTAACTCCTCAACATAACACATTGGTGTTGGGTTATAGTATCCTTCATTTGGGAACCAAGGAATATCTCTGAATTGGTCAGTAAGGAATGGTTGAGCATCTGCAGGTGGTGGAGATTGTGCACTTCTTCTTGCGAAAGAATTTTTGAGTGCTGCTTCTGCAGAATCACAGAGAGAAAGACCGATCTTATTAAAGATACAATCAATAATTTCCAAACCTTTGATCAACTTATCAAGTATCTTAATTTTGATAGTTGGTGGTGCATTCTTAAGGAGTGGTTTTAATACTTTGGAGTAGAGGTCTGTTATAAAATCTTGGACAAGACTGAATAATGTTTTTAAGAACTTTGCAATTTCACAAGAAGCATCTTTTATTAGAGAAGCAATATCATTAACTTGATTGATCAGACTATTGACAATATTAATATCAGATTGAATTGCGGCAACATAATCTTGTATTGCTTGTTGTATCTTTTGTATTTTTTTGATAACCTCTTCAATGGTATTCTGAATCCCTTTCATAGGACTCTTTTTCTTGGGATCTGGGCACCAAAGATAGTGCTTTCTTTTTAATACCTCATCCTTTCTTTTATCTGCTGCTGTCTCTTGGTGAGTTGCAGCAGGACTTTCTTTTGTTGGTGCAGCATTAGGTGTTGGTGGATTGGCAGGATTATTCCCACCAGTTGGTTGTCCACTGGGACTTGTACCAGATGGTCTTTCTGTTACAAGGTCATTATCACCAACTTTTTTGGTTGGATCAGACCCAGAATTAGCATGACCACTTTGGGATACAAAGTTAGATCCACCAGATAGTGCTGTTTGAGTTGTTTTTGGAATTTGTGCATTAGCACCAAGAACTCCCATGATGACGGGAACTTGTTGATCCTGTCCATCAAGGAAGAATCCAAACACAAACATACCCTGCTTGATTGCGGGAGTTTGATAGGATCCACCTTGTCCACCACCAGCAGTGATGGGGTACATAACTTGAGCCCAGGGGAGTTGGTCAGATGGTATGGAAGACTCATCCTTGTCATGTAGACCGATGATTCTTACCTTATATCTGTATCCCCAACCAGAATTATCACTCGAACTTTGGTGCTTGCTCTCAATTACATTTTCACGCCAGGTGGAATCATCGGCAACTTGACCAACCCACCACAGAAAATTGCCACCTAAAAAACCAGGATTAAAGAGAGCACCGCCTTCCATTCAGATCAGTCCTCGTAGATTCTGCACTCTGATGCATCTGGGTGCGAATCACAATACATTTCTAAAGGTGTTGGATCATGATCTTCATCAGGGTGCTTTGCCTGATACTGTTCGAGGTGATCCAGTTCATCTGCTACATGACGACGCATTTGTGGAGACAATGTTCCATTCTCCAGCAAATCTTTGTCATCATTAATGTGTTGTTGAATGCTTCTGTCCGTCATAATGGTGCTTTAGTTGTGTGATTTCCTTTTCTTCCAAAAGAATCTCTGACGAGATTCAATTTTGTATACGTTTCTTTTTGAGAAATGTAGTGACATAAGTCTGCTATAATATATAGACCGCCTTGTTCCCTGTTAACTTCATCATTCTTTTCTGGTCTTAATCCAGGAGTGTCCAGGAAAATTACATCACCAGCATGTAAACTAAAGTCTCCATTGATGGTGATCGTTTGCATTCCAGCAAACATTTGATTATAGCGACGAATTGCTTGATTCAGAACATTCTTTGAGTCAAAGTTTTGTTCTGTTGATTTACTTATTTGTTGTTGTGTGTTCCCAGAAGGAAGAGTTCCAGTGTCAACCAACATATAAGTTGTTCTGGTAAAATCAGTCTTAAACTTATCATTGAACTTTGGTAAGTCCTTTCCTCCTAACTTT